ATACAATAGTACTGTCTGACTCTCTTTTGTATGTAGAGCATAGGGAAAAGTAATCGAACCAATCGGAATATCGGCAATAATTCGGCGCTTTTGACCCCTATACTTGTGTAGGGTGGAGCGTACATATTTTGTTATGTTAAATTTTTATTTTAACAGAAAGATACGATGGTGGGAATACTCAAGACCGATGCAATCAAGCAATTCCTGTTAAATTTAACACACGCCGATTTAGCTAACATGTACTCTAGCAATATGGAGTGTCAAGTTAATGTTGTTCAAGGCGACGGAGAAAGAGTTGAGGGTGAGTATAACGGTAAGCGGTGGCTAGGCTGGTCCGATGGTCTAACAACATGGAAGTCTTTTCGTATCCCTTGGAATGCTTCTACTAAGCCTGAATATATTGATAAAGTTATCAAGTTCGATTTAGCTAAGCATGTCGAGGGTATTGGCATGACTGGTTGGGATTGGTATAACAAAACATCCAAGTGGGTTGCATTTGATTTTGATTCTATTGTTAGCCATAAAGAAGGTCTTACCTACCAACAGCTAGACGATATTGAACGTGAAGCCTCAAACATAGATTGGGTAACAGTTCGCAAGTCTACTAGCGGTAACGGTACGCATCTGTATACCCACCTCGAACCCCCCGTCCCTACTAGTAACCATAACGAACATGCGGCTTTAGCTAGAGCCATCCTCGGGCAACTAGCAGCACAAACGGGATTTGATTTTATTAACAAAGTTGACATTTGCGGTGGTAACATGTGGGTTTGGCATCGTAAGATGGTTGATTCCGATGGGCTAAAGATAATAAAGCAAGGTGTGCCACTAAAAGAGGTTCCTAAGAATTGGCGTGACCATGTTAAAGTTATCACAGGGAATAGGCGTAAAAATTTACCACAAGAGATTGACAGTCAATCAGACAATGTAGCCGATATTGATAGAATGTTTTCTGAACTCACAGGTACTTATGTTAAAGAGTCACTCGACACTGACCATAAGAAACTAATTGATTTCCTCACTGAGAACGATTGTCTGTGGTGGTGGGACCAAGATAACAATATGTTAGTTACTCACACATTCCACCTACTCGAAGCTTATGATAGTTTGGATTGTAAAGGATTCTTCTCAACATCGGCTACAGGCAAAGATCGCGGACGTGACCACAATTGTTTTTTATACCCACTTAGGCGTGGTGGCTGGGTAGTAAGACGCTTTACTCCGGGTGTACGTGAGTCTGATTCTTGGGACCAGGACGGTGGGGGTTGGACTCGTTGTTTCTTTAACGTAGAACCTGACCTTAATATTGCTGCTAGAAGTAGTGAAGGTATTGAACACCCCACAGGTGGATATGTTTTTAATAACGCTTTAGACGCACAGAAAGCAGCCAGAGCTTTAGGTGCAGATGTTAGCCTACCAAACTGGGCACAGGGGCGTAAGGCCAAACTAAAAGAACATAAAGATGGTAGGCTTATCGTAGAGTTTGCTAGAGATTCCACTGATAGGTATGACGACATTAAAGACTGGTTAGAAGATGGTAAAAATTGGAAGAAGATATTCAACGCTTCACTCTCCGGACCAGTGAACAGTGAAAATAAAAACTACGACGATATTGTTAGGCACTTAGTCAGTGAACAGGATAAAGATGCAGGGTGGACAGTTAATGCTGACGGTAATTGGGTTGAAGAACCCCTAGCCCATATTAAATTAGCCTTACGCTCTTTGAATGTTAGTGCTAAAGACAGCGGTTCTGTACTAGGCGACAGTATATTTAGACGCTGGACGCTGGTTAACAAACCTTTCCAACCTGAGTACCCAGGGGATAGGCAGTGGAATCGAGACTCTTGCCAGTTAATGTTCAACCCTTCTAAGAGTGACGATTTACACTACCCTACATGGTCTAAATTACTAACCCATGTAGGTGACTCACTGACTCCTGAACTTATCAAATCTGATTGGGCTCAAAATAACTCTATCACTACAGGTGCCGAGTATCTCAAATGCTGGATAGCTTCCCTATTCCAAAAACCTGAAGAACACTTACCATATCTGTATCTATGGGGGCCTGAAGCCAGCGGTAAGTCTATGTTCCATGAAGCTTTAAGTCTACTTATAACGCCTTCAGGTTATCAACGGGCTGAGAACGCATTAGAAAGTCAAAGTGGATTTAATGGTGAGCTTCGTAACGCTATCATATGTGTAGTTGAGGAAGTAAATCTAGCAAAAAAGAACGGGTTAGCATATAAGAGAATTAAGGATTGGGTGACAGCAGTACACTTACCTGTCCACACCAAAAATCAAACCCCTTACATGTCAGTGAATACTACTCACTGGATTCAATGTTCTAATGATCAGGACTCCTGCCCTATATTTAGCGGTGATACTCGCATAATGGTGTTATATGTTGACTCACTACCTGAGGGTAGCTGGGAGAACAAACGGTCACTGATTGTAAAGTTGCGTAAAGAGGCCCCTGACTTTCTAGGGTCGTTATTGAAGCTTGAGATACCAGAGTCTCCAGATAGGTTAGGTGTCCCAGTAATTTCAACGTCTGCAAAGGAGGAGATTCAGAAACGTAATCAATCATGTCTTGAACAATTCATATCAGAGGAGTGTTTTTATTCACCAGGACACACAGTAACTTTCAACGAATTTTATAATAGATTTGCCGGTAATATAGATAGCTCAGATATTGCATACTGGACTAAAATTAAAGTAGGTAGAAATTTACCAAAACCCTACGTTAAAGGTAGAGGTGCAGACGGTATAACAATGGTAGCAAACATTTCTTTTAACGAACCCATAGTTGGAGGTAAGGAATTAATGGCTGTAGACAATAGATTGGTGGTGAAGGTATGACAAACATAGCCTTACGTCACAATAGTAACAAACCTCAAACTAGCTACATACTACACTTCCCAAAAGTGATAGAGTTACTGGCTAGAATTATGGAAGTCGGTGAAGTTAAGTATGCTAAATTTAACTGGAAGAAAGGTGGTAATACGGATCAATCTTATATGGATGCAGCTTTACGGCATATGCTAAAATTTACAGCGGGCGATGTTTTCGATGAAGAGTATGGTACACATCATCTAGGACACGCTATATGGAACCTCATGGCTTTAGTTGAACTTAACGGCCATAAGGTTATGGATACTGATAAGTATAACAAAGCTCTAACAGAACTGAAGGATAAATATGATAACTCTTAACGGTAACATTCTTTGTGCGATTGATGTCGAAACAACGGGTACTAACCCTCAACACCATGAAATGACTCAGGTGACTTTCCTACCTTTGACTAAGGATTTAGAGCCTAGTAGGGAGTTTGTGCCTTTTGACCTCCTACTACATATTGATTATGAAGAACGTATTGAGTGGGATGCGTTAAGGGTAACAAAGACAGACTTTATGAAACATCAACAGGTGGCTATGGATAAGTACCAAGCCGCCGATTTATTCGAGGATTGGGTTGCTAAATTTAACTTACCTATCGGTAAAAAGATTATGCCTTTAGCCCATAATTGGCCCTTCGATAGGGGCTTTATTATGGAGTGGCTTCAACCTACCGCTTATGATAACTTTATCGACGGTAGATTCCGTGACTCTATGGTATTAGCTGCTGCAATTAATGACATCTACGACCGACGTAACGAACCTGCACCATTTACTAGAATTAACTTGAGCGTGTTGTGTAAAAAACTTAACGTCGTTAATAAATCTGCACATAACTCTTTAGCCGATTGTGAAGCTACGGCTCAAGTATATAAAAAGCTACTCGATAAGAGGTGGTTAGATGCCGTCAAATAACGCACTGCCCCGAGGTAAATTAATCACCGTTAGGAATGTATTACCTAACGGTGACATTAAAAGAATCCGCATATTTACGGGGTTAGACGGTGATCTAAAAACTTTCTTTGACACCGTACCTCAAAAAAATGTAGAAAGATTAAAAAGAAACGGCAATCTTTAGTCTTTCTTAGACATCAAAGCCATAGCTTCCGTGGTGAAAAACCTTGCGGCGATTGTCAATATACCAATCGCCGTCCCAATACCCGCAACAACTTGCGGGTATTCTTTTATCCACTCTTCACCTTGGAAAAAGGATAGGGCAGACATTGTTGCTGTAATTAACCCCAACCAAACTGTCTTACTTCCAAAAGTCTTCTTCATAGTTCTTCTCCTTGTTAAATAGGACTCCACTGTAATTCAACGCTTGCTTCAAAACCGCCAGTTTTTGTTATTGAGCCTAAGGAACCATTATCACCTACCCATCCATCGGTCTGGAAAACTTCTTTTCCTATAAGTGCGACTCTACCTTGCCCTGAGTTGGACATCCCCTTCGTAAATGTTTGTGTAATACTACCGGCGTCATCAGCGAAAGTTATACGTACTGTTAAATCTAAAGTCATCTCGTCAAAATCAGTTTCATTAATGCCTGTCCAAACGAATGAGGCATCAATTGTAGCAGAATGTGTGTTATTGGTGTAGAAATGTCCCCACCCAACTACTCTGTTTTCGTAATGGGACCAAATCCCTGGACCATTCCACATATCTCCGGAGACTGACCCTGATCCTTGCCTGGTAGCTATAGCAAGACCGTGTGCGCTTCCGCCAGATGTGGGTCTGATAGCAGAATACGATCTATTTTCAGGTGGGCCAGGCCATACTATCGGACCCTTAGAATGCACAGTATAGTCAGCATTAGTTACCCATAAAACTGCCAACCAATACCTACTAATACCGGGGTCGGGGCCTGGGTCTTGGTCTTTCTTTCTGAGCTTAACAATATAAGGAGTATTGATTTCAGCAAAATCCCCCTCATCGCAAACTGTTAAATCCCTATCGCTGAAAGCATCAATATATTCTTGCTTCCTACTACTCAAGCACATACTAGACCCAAGTACCCCTGGGTCTAATTCTAGAGAGTCAGGGTTAGTAAGTATACCGTGAGGAAAGTTACCTACCTGCTCACAAGTATCTTCAAATACTGCGTCACCGGGTTCTAGAGCCACACCGGAACCTCCATAGTATACTCTTCACGTTGTTCGGTAGTGCCGTCTTCGTTAGTTTGAGTCCACTTATTATACCCTACCATCACCCAAGTACCTTCAGGGATAACCTCAGCAGAAGATATTTGTAACTGTTTTACAGATAGTGGGGTAGGGTCTTTATCTAACCCTCTAAGGTACACATCAGTAGTGTAGTAGTCCACACCTGTACCCCCAATTGGGGTTTCTGTAGGTGCAAACACTCTACCGGGTACACTGTATGAAAGGTCTGGTGGGTCGTCTGCAGGTGGCTCCTCAACAATATCTAGTAAGTACGCCCCATAATTATAATCATACACGGGCTCATCACCGCTACTTAAAGATTTAGTATTAAATTTAACGGAGGGTTTTACATCGTCAACATCGGTAGGGGTAATCTCATTCCTGAAATACCTACGTTGATAATCTAACCCCTCGTTAGAACGGTATGTAGAAACCGACTGGTACGAACCTGTAAGGGTAGCAAACTCTTCTTCTATTTCAAGCGGCCCTTCTACATCTTCACCTACCCCGCCGCTACCTGCGGACCCGTCTACAATTGCCTCTAAAGTAGGGAATACAAAATCTACGCTAATAGATTTAGGGTTGTAGAATGGGTATTCTTCCATCTCCCCAAATCTTACAGGTACCCGTGCTTCAATACTAATAGTTTGACTATCCAAATTGTATGTAGTTTGACTTATCTCCCCAATCACATCCGAGTCAGCGATGTGGTTTGTAACAAAGTCGAACTTAACTGCGTCGAAAGATTCTAAAGCAAGCTTGTTAATGTAAGTATCAAAAGAGATATCTTTCCACACGTTTGACATTCTTATCAACCAGAATGTTGCAGACTTAACTACTAGCTCACCAATATTATAGATATAGAAATCCATAACTCTTTCACGGATACCGTACCTACTACCGTTATTACGTATAGTTATCGAGTGCTTAGTTTCTAATGTATAGTCGTCAGTCCACTCAGCTACTAGCTTAGTAACTAATTCTTCCGTAGGTGTAGTGGTAATAACTAACGAACCCGCATCAATATCTGCCTCAGTAAAGGTATCTACCTCTGTCTGATCTTCAGACAGGTATTTAATGTATACTACATTATTTGAAACCCATACGGCACAACGTGCTTGGAAAGCTATCTCTTCAATAGCTGTCAGAATATTCTTACGTTCTGTTAAAGCAAAATGTGACGGGTAGTTCTCTAGTGCTATGTTGGCTGCTGCAAAAGAGGTAGCATCTACCGTCCAGTCAGTATATGTTTCAACTAACCATTGTAGGATATCCGCCGTATTAGGCCCCAGTGTAGCTGTACCTGTGACATAAATATCGTCGCTGAAGTCTTCATCTACAATACTTAAAGGTGAGTCTAGCTTTAAGTACGTAACAGTATATGGACCCATAGCAGCTTGAACAACAGTATAAGAATCATCAGGTACAATAGTTAGCACCTGATTATTCCCTACCTGCTTATAGGCTTTAACCGTAGATATTGTAAAATCTGTAATACTGACAATATAAAGTATAGGTTGTGCCGACGTTATCTTAACTGATGTACCGGCTTGATTGTACGTGAACCCAAAAGGGGTGCCGTCATACTCGTAATCAGGGTGTTGAATATTATGTACAGTTAAAATATTACCGCTAACTGAACCTGTAGCATTAAGGTCACCTATTTCAAACTCTAACTCTACGCCTTGAGGTAGGTGACTACCATCTGTTAAAGTTATCTCCCTTGGTGCCTCATCCTCCTGATCCGCTAATGTGTCTCTAAGCTTATTCTGTTCAGCTATAGCGTTTTGGTAATTAATAAGAGCTTGGTTACCAACGTCTTGATATTGGTTGCCCAAGCTTTCTAATCTTGAAGCTTCAGCATACCAAAACCGTGCTTCCTCTTCAGTACCGGCAGCCTCAGCATTAAGTTCAGCTAAGTTACCTTGCAAAAAGGATGCCCCTGCTGCCATAAGGTATAAAATCGCAACAGTTGCTGAGTTATTTATAATAGCTTGAAGTTCTTTTAACCGCTCAGCTATTGAAGGGTCTTCTAACCCCGAATCTATAGCAGTTTCAGTACGGGGTATCTCACTCAATAATGTACAAGGTACATTTTGTACTGTACCGAAAATTAAAGGCCAAGCTTTACCTACAATATCGTCAGGTAGAAACTCGAATTTCCCTTCCTCCGGCGAAAAACCTATCTCACTATCAGCAAGCTTGGTGATTACCTCAAAAGATAGAGTACGATCACCTTCCTTCCAGGTTATTGGGCTATTGATTTCTCCCTCATAGAGGACAAAACGTTCACTCAACGGTAATCCATCGAACCACTGATAGAATTTACAAGACTTTCCGTGAATATCATTGTTATTGAACACGTCTTTAAGATCACCCTCAGTATCACTCAGTACTACACTGAGACTCTGAGATTGACCTTGACTGTCAAGCTTAACTACGCTCTCCAAATTGCTTATAGATATAATTTTACCGGAGACAGGGAACTCGAAGTCGGTTACATCTTTATCAGCATATTTAGACCAGTCGCCGTTACTGTCACTCCACTGGACCTCAATAATGTTGACTGGCTCAACACCTAAGTTAGTAGAAATAGTAGTTTGTACAGCAGAACTTAATGTTCGCATTAGACTAATTCACCTTCAAAGTCTAGTGAAAAGCTGAACCCGCCTGAACGTGGTTCAGATATAGCATTTGAAGGCGTCAACAGTACGCCCTTCCATTGCCTACTCTCAAAATCCAGTATGCCTATTTCCTGACCTATACTTTGTATCAGGAAAGTCAACAGTTCGGCACGCTGAGTATCTTTCAATTCTGTGAAAGAATAGATTAGCCTTTTAGCTTTAGGCCAAGTCTCATCCCTGAATAAATCTAACGTGCCACCTTTTGACCGTCTATTAATCCGCCTGAACTCAAACTGCTCTATGTTATCAAAAGTAGGATTACGTAGAGACAGTGTAAGTGTAGGTGAAGCGTACGGCCAGGTTAATACTGTGGACGCCCTACGTACTAACGTGGGCTCTGCCGGGAAAACGACATCGCCATCACCTACACCAGGTGTATATCCGCAAAAATCTATATCTAAGTAACTAACAACACTATTCAGTGACAGTGCTGTTGATACAGTTCTATTTAATATACCAGTGTGCAGTACTGAGTGTGTCAGATCAAGAGTCTGTTCCGCCCAGTATACGTTATGACCTACTGCTTCATGGTTAAAGTATATTCTGCTCAGTACATCCTCATGTAGAATAACTTCAGCTACATGGGATAAGTGTATGTGATTACTGGGTGTTAAGTGCGGGCCTTGACCAGCATCTTGTGCTAGGGAAATGTATGACTGTATACTGGATACTGTTATTGATTTCCTTACACCTACAGCATGACGTAAGCCTATCTCTTTTAATGCCTCAGCAATAGCATCAGGGTCGTTAGGATCTACCCCTATAAGGTCATCAGGATCAAAATTAGAATCGTTAACATCTAAATTGTTAGAAGTACTAACCGGCTTAGGTACGGCCCCAGTCACAGTATGTGTTAAAGTTAACACATCCCCTAAAAATCTAACATTCAACTGGACATCAGCCAGTTGGGTTAAGCCTAATGTATTAGAAGCAGTAGCTCTCTTTACGCCGTCACTGGCAACATTGTGGGTGAAAGCTAAATTATTATAAGAGTACAAGTACGTTAAGCCGTTATGGCTTACAGCTTGCGATAGAGTTAACGTATCGCTAGTAGTCTTAATCAAATGCTGCACAAGTGAAACATCTGATAAAGCTAACGATGTCATCGCAGAATCTAGCCCTACAACATTAGCTGAAGCTGAATGCGATAGGGCTAGAGTATTCTCTACTGATCGTTTTCTACTAGGCATAGTATTTACGCACTAACAGTGTAAGTAATCTTTAGTTGGTCGCCATTGCTTACAGGGACATCAGCCGCGAACAAAGCCGTAGCCCAAAGTGTTCCACTCGTACCGCTCTTAGTACTGTTCGTAGGTACGAACACGCCTTTAACCGTACCACTACCATTAATGTTAAAAGTAGCGGGGGATGCGTTTGTCGTAGATTGTGATGCTGCTGCACCTGAACCCCAAGCTACACGTGTAGCTTCCGAGTACGATGTAAATTCGTTCCAACCACTGTGGCTAGCCATAGTATCAGCATCAGCTAAAGCTGTAAAGCCACTGAGATCAATTAGACCGATATACCAACTAGCGTTAGCTACCTGGGTACCATCGTTAAATTCAGCATCAAGGATATGATCCTTACCCTCATCTGTAATACCGTTAGGGAACTCATATTGCCCGATAATATTTCCGGCACTATCAGTGTGTTCGATAGAGAACTGACCCCTAAGGCTAAAACTATTTACCGACTTCATTACTTTTCCTCCAAAGAAATTTTTTGCTCAGTGCGGCCACAAGACTCACACCTAATTAACCACAAACGCTTGTTACCGCAAAACTTACAAAATATCGCTTGTTTCAAAAAGTCCCCCTTGACTAACGGTGAAGCCCTAACAACTTGTACACCTAGTTGTTGTCTGAAATTTGATTTGCTACCAGCCATTAACCTAACCTTAAAGTTCCACGCCTAATTTCTCGACGTAAAGAATTACCGATATTTCTAACAGTAGCTTCAGAAGTGTCACCGCCGTTAACTGATACATTAATGTCGCCTACGTTGTTATTTGTAACGCTGCCGCCGTCATTAAATCTAGCTGCACCAGAGTTCATAGCTACAAGTGCAGGGAAATTTTTTCTAGCTGCTGTCTTGTTCATAACAAACTCACCTGGCGAAAGCCGTGCAGGTACAGTATCGCTGCCTACAGAGCCACCGTCTGCGAATCTTGAAGCTGTACCCCCAAATGCAAAACTGCTTTGATTGCCCCTACGTCTTTCCGCTTCGGCCAGAGAATTTGTTTTACGTATAGTATCATCCAAAATTAAATTTACCCTTCTATAGGAACTTACCACCACATCAGCAGATTCCTGTGCAGCTTTAGCGTGCCTGTCAGCAGCAGCTTCAACGGCAGCCGCAGGCTCACCTAATTTGTCACCAATCGCCTCGGTTGCGGCATCAACACCAGATAGTAGATCTTTTGTCAAAGAACTGGTAAGAATAGTAGTCATTTGCTCCTGTAGATCTTTTGCTATATTTAGAAATTTCTCTTTATCTTTTTCATTTATAGCTATATCTGCCGCATCATTAATTAAGGCATTTTTAAGTGTATTGAGTTGTACTATAAATGTTTGCAACTTATCTCCAACAAGAAAACTGGTGTCTTGTTGTGACCTAACAACAGTAGCTAGTAAGCTATCGGCTAACTCTTTAGTAGATTGGATTTTACCGTTAACTTCGTCAAGCTCCCTTGCAACTGCAAGAGGGTTTCTGAGATCAGCGGCAGATTGAGCCACAACACCGAAGACACTAGCAAACCTATTAGGGAGTACTTTTGAAATTTGTAATAAATCCCCACGCAGCAATTCTTGGGCCTCCCTGAGCTTTGATAGATTCGCCACCTGTTGGTCGGCAGCCTCCTGACGCCTAGTAGCTAAAGCCTCGTGAAATTTATCCTCCCGCTTAATATTTTCTATTATTTTACTCCGTTGAGCTATTTCCTGGCTAAGCGTTTCAGCACCACGCTCTCTCCCAGCATGTAATTTATTTTGTAGATTTAACTGTTCTGTAGCTAACCTAACAACATCGCTCATCCCTTTTTTAAGCACACCAGTCGTCTTAAATGTAAAAGCAGCCCCATCTCGCATGAAGCGAATTTCTTTCTCACCGAAAAACGTCTTCCCTCTGAAAACTGCTGCTTGAGCCCTAATAGACCCAAGTTCCTCCGTTAGCGAAATTACTTCTTTTATATCTTTGGCTTCATTTGCGGCTTTAAGTTTCTTAGCAAGTACTAATATTCTCTCTTTGAAAAGTACTTCTTTTTTACCTAAAGATGCTCTTTGCAGATCTAATTGGAACTTACTGTCGGCAAATGCGGCGTTATCTTCCTCTATACCTTTTAGCTCTAATAGCTTACTTTTTTGTTCAGCCAAAGATTGTAGGTTTTTCTGACGAAGTATCCTAATCACATTTAACTGGGTGCGTAATCTGTTTGCATTTACCCGATCTTCCTCTGCTGCTGCCTCTCGAATTGCATCAGTTAATCCACTGGATATCTTAGTGGAAAACTGATCTACCGATTTTGAGGCATCGTCGATGGCTCGACGAACATTAAGTATACTACCGACAATTTGAACGTAGCCGTTAAAAACTGTTACGCCGACCTGGACTACTCTTACGAAATTTTCAAAACGATTAGCTAGACCTCCAACTGCATCCGAAAGAGCTACGATACTTTCTAAGGCTTCTTGTCCTAGCTCTATATTAATAAAGTTAGAAATTTGCTGCATTTGTTTTTGAAACTTCTCACCTGTTACAGCGGTAATGTTTTTGAAAGCAACTGTTGCCGACTCCCCTGCGTTAGCCATTTCTTTTAACGCTTCACGCATACTGTCAGTGTTGGTTCCTGCAACACCGATAATTGCACGAACTCGGCCCAGTTGTTTTCCAAGTTCAGCAAGCTCCTCCCCACCTTCAGCAGCAGCTTCACGCATTTTATCTAAAGTGCCTGCAAAACCGAATGTGGCAATAGTGTTCGCACCAGTCTCAGTACCTAACTTATCAAATACCTTCTGTAATGCCTCAGTAGGTTTGATAAGCTTTAAGAGTATTGCTCGGAGCAATGTTTGTGATTTTGTAGCAGAGATACCTTGAATAGATAATACATCTATTGCGGCAGCAGTCTCTTGTATGGTTATGCCTAGCTGCCCAGCTAACACTTGTACGGAACCTAAAGTGTTTGCTAGCTCACCAAGCCGTGTTCGACCTAACTCAACAGTCTTAAAAAGTAAATCTGACACAAACCTGGCATCGCCTGCGGACAACCCGTAAGCATTTATCG